TTAATTATGCGCTAAACTATTTTTCGTTTCGTCTGAGAGCAAATTAATATCATAATTTTTAGCAAATTCCACTAATGCTTGGTTTTTGAGTCTATTAAAGTTACGCAAACTAATTTTATATAAGTCACATAATTCTTGGCGCTTATACTTTTTGTTTACGATGTATTCACAAAGAATCGTTTGATACCTTTGATTGTCTATCTTATCAATAGCTGTTTCAATCCGATACAGTCTATTACTTAAATCCGCATGGTGTACAAATTTGTTTTCAGCGTGATTTAGGTTGCTATGGTTAACTGTTACCTCAGCAGTAGGATTACTAATCAGTGATTCTCTTGTATTGAGCAATTCTAAATCTTCCCTTATACGGGCATAGTCTTTTAATATTTGCCGGATAATTTTAATTTCTTTTTTCAAAATAGATAACCACCTTTATAGTGATTATTGGGTATAAAAAAAGCGTCGTGATAAACGACACTTTAGTAACTATTTGCAACTCTGCCGATTACTCGGTGAGCAAAGCTCCATAGTCAAGCTATTTTATTAGAAGATACAATGGAAATCAATAAATCGAATGACTAAAGGTAAAAACGACAACTACCTTTCATATAAAATTATACCATAGTATGACTATAACGCATAATTAAGAATAAATAATACATAATTACCATAATTCACCACGTAATTGCTGAATTAAACTAACGACTTGATAGGGTGTTTGTTTCATATCCGTTGTGCGGTTACTATACCAAAACTGTACTAATAAGATAACCGCAAGCCTATATTTCTTGAACTTCATAAAATCAATATCATTAGAATTTGTAATTGCGCTCGCCACATAATCTTTAGCCGTATCAATATATGATCGAATCATTAAATCGTCTTGGCTTCCATCAATACGTAAAGCGTCTTTAATACTATCAACGCTAACTTCTGGTAAATTACTATCTTCCATGTTTTGAATCTCCTTTCTTAATATTTTACTGAGTTAATCAGTGCAAAAGCGTGGTACCTTGGTACCGCACGCTGTAACCCTTGATATATCAACGTTTATCGGTACCATTTTACTTTAGGCGGTACCGTTTTTGTTTTGTGGTAGAAATGGTACCTTAGATGTGGGCTCAAAATTGAGCTCTCCTAATTCAATCGGCCGAAAACTCGGCTGAATACGTCCGTCCAAAATTGGATTCACCTTCTTACCAGTTTTTTATGTATCAGAGTTAAAACTGCTACATCTCCCCAAAGTTGGGGGCATCGTTGCTATTTCATATAAAGCTCTAGCACCCAAATGTTGGTATGTACCATCATTTGGCAAGGTAGTAGATACTTTAACCGGCTGAAAATTCAGCTGATTACATCTGTCCAGAATTGGACACATCTTACTCACCTCAATTTTGGGGTAAGTACATCTGCGCATAATTGCGCACATCTTTACTCAACGCAAAATTACGCCCAGTTCATTCTTTTTGGCAGCTGAAAATTCAGCCATTAAGTTCGTGGTCATTCTGAACTGGTTTCGAATTTAAATATAAAAAGCTTCCCGCATGTTCAAATTGACCACACAGGAAGCAAATATTTTTATTCAATTATTACTTGCCAGCTGTCTTTTGACCGGATAATGAAATATTGATAGCTGCATCGGCAGAAATTGGCTTGTAATCATTGCGCACAATAACGGATAGACCTTGAGCAAATTGGTCGAACTTATCCCATTGTGCAGTAACTTGATTGCGACGGAATACCACAACAGCTTCTTCAATATCACCAAGAATCATCGGGAATGTTCCATCGCTGTTATTAGGCATTACAGTATCACTAATCATAACCACAGGAGCACCAAATAGCGCAAATCCACTTGCGGCGGTTGGGTTAGGTTGTAATAAGTAACGTCCCTCATTGTCCTTTAAAGTATCAAGGTAGTTAAATCCTGATTGGTTAACAAACCACGTCTTGTTAAGTGCTGGGTCTAAGTCAACATTGAAAATCTTCTTTAAATCATCAGTTGTGCTTGCAGTTTCCTTCTTGAAAGTATCACTTGTAAGAACACTCATAATATTTTTATTATCAGTATTATCGACTAACTTTTGTAACTGATTTTTGACTTCACTAACAATATCAACAGCAGAATCATCTACAATTTCATTAGATAATGCAATCTTGCCGGCACGGGTCTTTACGTCGAATTTAACATCTTCAAACATGTTAGCATCAACATCTGCAATATCTGCTAATTCTTCCTTAGTTGCTAATACTGCTGTATTGTTACGCTTAGCGATTGGATAATGACCCGAACCAGAGGAGACCGTCTTAACTGTTGCATATTGAGCGAGATTATACTTGCTATTCTTTAATTGTAATACTGGAGTAATGACTTCTTCGGGGATAACTGCTTGAACACCAGTTGTTGTTAATCCGTCCCGCACTTCCCCACGTGACCGAATGAAGTTTTCAAATGCATTAGTTGGTTGTTCTGTGTTGCTTTCTGGATCAATTAAAGTGTGTTGCATGTTATTATTTTCCTCACTTTCGATAAATTGGTTATAACTACGAATGCTTGTTTTATCTACGTTAACATTAGTTTGATCATATGACGGAACTGTAACTGTAGATACTTCAAAAAGATTTTTAATCTGCTTTACAGTTCGTGTAATTTGTCCGTTACTATCACGGCTCCAGCTATCAGAGCCATCATCTGTATCAAATCTAAAACTCATAGAATTAATGTTTCCATTTTTTACGTTGTTTAAAGTGTCGTTAGCATAACTTACAGCCGGATCAATAGTGGCTTTGAAGTGAAGTCCTTTATCATCCACATTAAGCTGTAACGAACCGGCTTCAACACTTGCCAGTGGTTTAGTGTAATCATGTTGATCTAGCATAACCACATTTGATAGGTCTACATCATCTAGCGCTTTAGGGTCAATTACTTCAACAAAACCGCCCAAATCCTTGCTAGGTTGATTAAAGAGTAGCGCATAACCTTCAACTGTATTAGACTGTGGGACTTTCGCTTCCTCTTTATTATCTTGTTGATCTTCTGCTGTGTTCTCTTTAGGTTTTCCAGTTTGTAAACCGGCATCAGTTGTTAACCGCTTTTCCATCCTCTGCTTTTCCCCCTTCTTTTTCAACAAATTCATCCCCATTATTAATAGGTGGTAACCCTAACTTACTACGGGCTTCATTACGGGTGAGTAATCCGTTAGTATAACCATCTATTGCTTGCTGTTGAATAGTTGCCGGATCAAGGCTCAATAGCTTATCTGTGTTAAAGGTAAAATCACGCCCCAGCTTTTTAGTAAGCTCACTCGTAAAACAATCAAAGTAATGCTGGAGTGTACTCTGCAAGTATTGAAGATTACTTTGTTGTTGATTGCTATGCTGATTTTCTAGTCCTAATCGTTCAACAGGCAATCCAAACACTTTAGCTATTTGCCTTGTAGTCCAGTCATTAGAATTAACCAGTTTTAGTACGTCCGTATTAAGTGACAGATTATTAATATCCATTGAGGCGTCTGTAACAATTGTGTGCAGTGCATTATTACCAGTAGTGGCCTCATCGAATTTCTTTCTAATCGCTTCTTTTGCTTCTGGACTTAATTCTGCTTGGTTGGATTTAATTACTGTTGTCCCGTGAATTCCTTGATTGAAAAAGCCAAGTATCAGCTTATTGCCGGCGTCTTGAATAGGTATTTCATCACGCAATGCATAAAGCGGACTATAGCCAGCTACTCCATCCAATGTAAAGTATTTGAAGTGAAGCATTTTGTTGGGGGCTATTTCCCGTTTAATACGTTTGTTAGGGGAATAAGTATATCTAAGGCGCCCGGTGATGTCGTCTTGACTTACTACCATCTGATTATTAGGAATAAACCTTAACGTATGGTTAGGTAATATTTCAGCGAATGAATTACCATTTAATAGCATGTTGGCAGCTAACGCAAATTTGAAATGGTAACCGTCCATCGTATCATTAGGTGATATGTTCAGCATTTTATTAATTACATCAGTATCACACTGTACAGGATTAGAAGCGATGTCACTAGCGATTATATTAATTGCAGCGAAAACATCGCTATTTCTTAATTTACTCGGTGACACGTATGTATATGGATCATCGCTTGAAATGCTAACAAGAGCATCTAAGACAGGGTCGCCACCAGTTGCAGTTGTCTTTTTAGTAAACCAATTATCAAACAAACTCATTTATCTTTTTTCACCTCCTTAAAATGTGAATTGATCACTTGTGTAGTAGTCATTAGCATTAGTAACTTGTTCATGATCAGCAAAGTATTTTCTTGCGATTACATAAGCATTCATAAGAGCAGCCGCCGGATCAATTCTACTATTAGAATTACGACTTCTCTTTTGTAACTGCCAGCCGTTGTTATCCTCCTTGATACGGGCATTAATCATTGAGTATCTAAGGAGCCGGTTATCACTATGAATGATTTTCTTTTGAAAAAGGTTGTCCCTAAATTCTCTTGTGGGAACATTAAGTGTCATTGTTCCTTGCCTTATTTCGATTAATGGGATATTAGGAAATTCTCTTTCACACTTGGCGATAATATTGTTGAAATTCCAAGGATCATAGCATATCGCCTTCACATTCCATTGATTAGTAGTAATTAAGTCCCGTAAATACGAAAAAACATCGTCAATATCAATAACTCCACTCTCAAGAGTAGTGATTGAGCATTCTTTGCGTTTCTCACCGGCTCGATAATTAAAGCCATCACGTTTTATTTTCTGGTCAAGTCCATACTTGGTACCAACAAACGAGTGCGAATCAACATAAAAACGGCCACCAATTGGAATAATCCAACTAATTGCCGTTAAATCATTAGTTTTACTCATATCAAAGCCAATGTATACATCTTGCCCCCTTATATCTGGCTTTTCAATTTCTGCTTTGTCCCAGTCGTCCACGCTAATATAAGAATTATCAGCAGCTTGTAGCCACATATTAAAATTCTTAGTTAGCACCGGTATTAAGTCATCTTGAGCAATCCCTAAGTTAACATCATCTTGAATCTTGGGAACCATTCTATGCTTAATTGCCGGTATTTCAAAGATAGGATTAGCTTTTATCCAATTCTTAGACTTAGTAACTTCTTTGCGATTATCCAATTCCCAGATAGCAATAAAATACCTATCGGCTTGTTTCTTGCCTGCTAGAACATCGCCTAACATCTGATATTCTGCATACATAGGAACATTCAAATCTAGACCACTAGTTGAAATAATCAGAAGTAAGCTGTTAGGTTCTTGCGCTTGACCAGATTTAAGTACGTCATAAACCTTTCGATCCTTTGCAGCCGCATACTCATCAAGAATAATTGTTGTCCCAGCATAACCATCAAGCGTGTTTGTATCACTAGCTAGTGCAGTAGCAAAGCTATCAGTGGGTAAGTCCGTAATTCGCTCTTTTTGTACTTTTATCCGGTGGCGGATCAGCCAGCTAGTCTTCTGAACCTGTCTCAGACTACTTGAAAGCATATCATAGCCCAACTTGGCCTGTTTCAGTGCGTTAGAAACGAAAAGAACTTGTCTATTTTTCGCTGGTTTATTCTCCATCATCAAACCAATGGCCGCCAATGAAGCCGCTAGGTAAGTTTTACCAGATTTTCTAGCCATGCTAACCATTCCTTGCGTATACCGACGTTCACCAGTTCCACGAACACGCCAGCCGTAAAGTTCACTAACGATCCACTCTTGATATTTTGCCAAGTGAAATTTTCCACCATTAGTAAGAGGGAGCATCTGAACAAATTGACAAGCCTTGTGAGCCATCTTTTCATCATAATAATACGGGAAACTATCATCATTTTTTGAACGCTCTAGATCATTCTTGAAACGTTGACAAGCCTGTTGTATTTTTCTGCCTGCTGTTATTTTTCCGGACAATACTTCTTCCACATATCTAATCAACTCGCTTCACCTTCTAGGAAACTAGCGAACGGATCATCTGGGGATTTTTGCTGTACTTTTTGATTTTCAATTTTTGCACGACTGGAGAGGGTTAATCCAAAATCATTAGCAATTGAACGCATGTTTTTAATTGCCTTATCCTGCATAGTAAAGTAAGGATTAGCCTTACCAATTCCTTTGTCTGTCGTGATACATAATCCATCTTGAGTAATATGTTCTTGACAGGTTTTGACTGTTTGAGCAAGTAAACAGTAATTAATTAACTGGCTACGGTCTAGGTTGCTGGCGGGCGTTTGTTTCTTGAGCAAAGGAACAATCCTTAACCATTCCTCACGGGCATAGCCTTGTAATTCTTCGGGGGTCTTTTCATCAATAGAATCATAGTTATTTTTTAAATTCTCTTGGACTTCTTCACGGTCTGCTAACTGTGATTTAGTCCAATGACCTTTTAGACTATCTACTGATTTGATATTTGCCATATTATTTCACTACCTCTTGTGAGTATAAAAAAACGACCATCAGATAAATATCTAACGGCCGTATATACCCAATAATCTTTATTCTACGCTTATTATAGCCCTTTTAAGCAAAAAAGGCAAACGAATGTTCTGATAAGATTATGCGACGTCGTACAATTTCGGTGTTATAATATGGTTAATCATAAAATTTGCTAAAGCGCATGGAATTTTCAGTTCTGTGCGCTTTTTCTATTGAATTTAGAAAAAAACTAATAAAATTGGAACTTTATGCAAAGAAAAGTGGATGTGCCGCTCTTCTTGGCAAAAGCATAGCCCCCTATATTGATTTTTAGCGCTGTGAGCTGTCTGGTTGGCTCTCACGGCGCTTTTTTCGTGCTTGCTTCTGTTTCCATGTCTTGCGGTTGTGGCAAGCATAGCACAGCGTTTGTAGGTTGTTTGTGTCTAGTCGCTTGCTCCAATCATCCCTTATTTCTGTTATATGATCGACAACATCACCTTTTCGCATTCTTCCTTGTGCCTCACAGCTTGCACAGAACGGGTGAAGCATTAACCAATGGTGGCTTAGCTTTCGCCACTGCGTACTACGATAGAATAGTTGGTACTTGCCTTCACGGTCACTGTGGGTTCGCTTATAATACATTGACTTGTTGAACTTGTGTCGTTGTTCTTTGTTAGCATAAGCGACTGGCTTTCTATAATCGTGCTTCTCACAGTAGCGTTGATCATATGGTATTACTTCACTACATCCTGGGTGATTGCATACGTGCATTGGCTTACTCATCTAATTACCTCCAAACTAAAAGGGTGTCGCAACTACCGACACCCTTAATATTTACTTACCGGATCCGTACGGCACTAACTTACTTGTATCCTCTGGTATTCGTTTAGGAAAGCTATTATCCCGCTTTAAGGATATTGTATCAAAAGCATTGATACGATCATCACTATTGATCGCTACTATCTTGTAGTTAACATTCTTATAGCAAACTAGAATCTTATTACTATTAACATTAGGATTGTGGCGAATGACAATAACCATATCTACATCAACGTGAGTTCCCAAGTTATCATATGTTTGCGTTTGAGTGTTAGTATATTCACCACACCAAACACTAAACTGTGGAACAAAGTATTCAACTCGTCCATTGTAGTTATTAGCTTTGAATGACTGTGTGACGCCAAATTCCGCTTTATCCTTCATTCTAGTTATATCGTAATTAAGCATTATTATCATCTCCTGGGTTCATATCAACGAGTTTCATCATTGGTCTAGCACATACGCACTGATTAGGATTAATTAACGTATTACCATCATACTTAAGAGTGTCATTGACTTGGTTTTTAAATTCCTTAGCTAAAAATGTTTTATTACCTTGCACGCCAATGTATGCTTGCTCGTCACTATATATTACTTGACCATCGGCCATTGATAATCTAACCACTGCTAACTTTTGCAATGGTATTTTTTTCTTGCCTTGATTTAATACTGGCATCTTAATAATTCCTTTCCGTATTCTACCCTACTGATTAGTACATTTAAGTGGTACCTTGGTACCGCACCTTATAAACCTTGATATAACAACGTTTATCGGTACCAGTTTACTTTTGGCGGTACCGTTTTTCATTTGAATTAAAAGTGGTACCTTTAATCATTGAGTAGTCGAATTCCTTTGTAACCTCGATATTTTCTACCTTCGATTTTTTTCTGAGCCTTTGTATTAATCCCGTGTTTTTCTAAGTTAGCGTTGAATTTCTGTTTGCCTAACGGGTGGCCGCCTTCACTAGTACAGAATTGCTTGTAACTATCATATACATATACGTTTTTTTCAAAAGCGGTATTGTCGCTAGTATCACATCGTTCATCTAACCAACGTGAAACCAGGTCATTGTTAATGATCCAGGTGTGTAATGCTTGCTTCATTTCATTTGTAGCAGGAAAGCCCCACTTATCTAATTGGCCTGGATAATTACCATCTAACAGTTGTTTGAACAATGTTATACACTCGTAAGCAAATGCTCCACGTTCGGCTTGAATTGATTTCATGGAATATCTATCAGTGAAGTGTTTAATTTTATGAACCTCTACGATAATTGGCCGTCTAATAAAGCCATCAGTAAAGTCATTGAAAACGGGTAGGCTGTTAGCACTGAAAATCAATTTAGCATGATTAATAAATTCGAACGGGTCTTTGTTTTTAAATTCACCTGTAATTGCATCTCCACCTGTCAAGCCTTTAAGCATACTGGTTTGTTCCATAAATCCATCACCAATGTCAGCATAGTAATTCAAGTCCTTTTGGTAGAGTTTAGAAGTCATAAATCGTGCCTTATCGTTCTTGCTAACTAAATCAGCTAAATCTACGTTTGAAGTATTACTCGTTCCAATTAATGAACGTAAGTAATTAAGAATAGTTGATTTTCCATCGCCACCTTTGCCATGAAGGATCATAAACTTCTGAAAATCTTGATAAGTACGAGCAAACATGTAGCCAATATAAGTTTTAACTACATTAGCAGCTTCTTTACTACCAAAACTTTCTTCAAACCATTTATTAGTAACATGTGCATCCCCGTTAACTTCTAAATTATAGTTGTGTCCTTGTAAGATGTAATCATCAGCAGAATTATCTTTCATTGAACCGTCTTTAATATTGTATGATCCATTCTTAAAGCTAACTAAATAAGGATTGCTATTATCAAATGGATTTTCGTTATTCTCTGAGGTAGCCATAATCGTGACTAATGTTTTAGTATTTCCGTAAAGTCCTAATTGCCATTTATTAACTTTAATTAGATTTTTAGCAATAATCTTTTCTAAGTGTGTTTTAGTATCCGTTAACCAGTAGCCATTTTCTTTATCGTACCAATAACCATCTTGACTAAACTTATTATTAACCATTGGATTTTCTTTAATAATCGCTTTAGCAAATAAAACCACATTAACTTTCTTTTTATCGTCGTCATCGCGATATAGCCAAATAGGAGTAACTTTTTTTGCCTGCTCTTTCATTTCTGCATCTCGTTTATCTGCTACATTTTGATATTCTTTTGGTATTTCTTTAATTGCCATCTATTAACGTCCTCCATTTTTCTTCAGAATTGAGCCGAAAATTGAGTTTACTTCATGGTCGGGTAGAGGCGGCTCACAGTTGCTGTTTGCAAATACAAGTAGATTGTAAATGGAATCACTGTCAGCACCTACACGGAACATTTTCCCGGTTAATTGAGTTAAGTAATTATTGCGGTCACCTTTTGGGGCACCGTGTACTAACCCGTCAAGCAGGCGACCAGTCCACCTTTTCTGTCCGGGCTGGTAGTTTCCTTGAGCAGCAGGCTTGGTGGTGTGCTGCTGTGCTTCTGTAGCAAGGCCAATGATCCAATTGGGCAACGGTTGCACATTTTCACGGCTTAATGTTTGATACCCTTGATACTGTGGAATATACCACTTGTTAATTTCTGAAATATAACTAGGAGCAATTACAACTTTACCGGTTAGCAACTCAACTCCAGGCATTAACTGAATATCCTTATTACCTAAATCGTGATTGAGTTTATAAAAGATATGAACTCCGCCACGTGGCGTTAATTCAGTATAAGTTTTTAATGAATCCATGTAGGCATTGCCATGATTTAGTAAGTATTTACTGTAATTTTTCACTCCATTAATACCATTGCCGTGATAATCTAAATCAATAACCGCTAAACCACTAGCTTGTAAATTAAGCGCTAAATTATAGCTAGAATCAATTTCAAACCAATTCATAATAGTAGCTTTGTCACTAGTTGCATCATGTTCACCATGCATTCCCTTAACAGGTATCTTAGTACCAGCAGTTAAGGGATAAACCTTAAAACCACAAGCGGCAAGTACTAAGGCTGTATCTAATTTCTTATTCATGGTCTACCTCCTGCTCCTGTTTTGCATTGCTTAAAAGATTACGTATTTCTTTAAGCACGGTCTTATTATCGCTATTGTGCATGTGGTTAATCATTTCATTTGTTATATGACCCTCAACCATTGCAAAAAGGCGGTTTCCCTTTTTGTCGTGTGCAGTGATAAAGTAGCGGTTAGTGTTATTAATATTTTCGTTCATACTCTTTTAAAAATTCCTCTCGTCATGTTAAAATGAAAAGGAATTAAATTAATAAATGGTGTCGACCAGTTGCTTCTTGCGATGGTCTTTTTTATTAACTTAATTCCCTATGTGTTTAGTCACTAACGATTGCGCTGTCGCCAAACTTAGCATCGTTAGTGGCTTTTTTGTTTTCAAACATCTTATCTTCTAGTTTAGTTAATGCTTGATATTGAATAGCCATTTTCTTAATTTCATGTGCAGTCTTGATAATGTCGTCTGCTTTTTCTACTGGATCTGTAATAACAACACCATCATCAAAAGTGATAGTTCCTTCATCTGGAATACCTTCACATACTGCTTCAACATATTTACCTGCTGAAATCAATTTATCTGATAGTTTTATAATTTCATTTTCCAATTGTTGTTCTGTTTTAGTCATTACTAGCACCCTTTCAATTATTCATAATTAATCAGTAGTTTTGTTTAATTTCATGCAATGAAAACAGGTAGACAGCAAGTAAAACAATTGCACCATCGTATGCTTTGACACCTAAGCAATAGGCAATCCAAAGACCAGTAAGAAGTGCCACAATTCTCGAATTAATTAACTTGGTCATTATTTATCATTCCTTTCGATATATTGTTGTAAAGCGTGAATCATAACTGCATTTTTTGAAATATTTTGACTTGCTGCTAAACTTTTTAATTGTTGGTTGAGTTTATGCGGTAGTCTAATGGAAGTTATTTTTCTTTCTGGTTTCATATTGATTTCACTTCCTTGTTTTAAATTATAATATGGTTTCACTTTGGTTTCAATGTATTTTTTTGATTTCACATTGATGTTAATATTTAGTCATACTAACGCTACGTTAGGAGGTGTACACTTTGCCATCAAGAAAACCGTTCTTCTCTTTACGCATTCCAGTCGAACTAATGGATAAATTAAAATACATTGCTGATTACAATGGCCGTTCTGCTAACAAAGAAATTGAACAGCTCATCATTAAGCACGTTAACAACTTTGAAAAAGAGAACGGGCCAATTAATATCAATAAAGATTAAGCATCGTTATATACGGTGCTTTTTTATTTTGCAATCAAATTCAACCCTTTAATTTTTTTAGTGGTGCCAGCCACTATTAGTTTTTCTTAACCATCTCCTAACATATCCCCCGTGCCAGGTTGATTACTTGGTTGCCATGAACTTGTCTAAGTCGTTGCGGTTGAAGCGGTATGAACGTCCAATCTTTTTGAATGGAACAGAATCAGAACTAATCCATTCATTCAAAGTGTTATTTGAAATACCAAGGTACTTGGCAGCCGTCCCTTTATTCATGTACATAGGCCACTTATCATTATTTTTATTTAAGTCATTAACAGCTTCTCTTGTAGCGTTAGTGATGGCAATTTTTATAGCATTTGTTAATTCAGATGATAGTTTTAACTCTGCTTGCACAATGTTCACCTCCTTTCAACTTTTGTCAACTATTGGCAACTTTCAAACTAAAAAAATATGTTGACAATAGTTGACAGCGATTGATTATATATTATATCCGTTTTATAATAATGTCAACATCTGGTAACACATTTTTTTGGAAGGTGATAATTTAATGAAAAATAAGAATAAGATAGAAATGGGGAAGCGTATTGCTATAATAAGGCAACAATTGGGACTAACCCAACAAGAATTTGCTAATAAATTTTCTCCCCCAGCTTCTAAAGCAGCAGTTTCACGATGGGAAAGCGGCGATAGGACGCCATCAAATGATAGCCTTAAACAAATAGCAAAATTAGGTAATGTTTCAGTTACATATTTAAGGACAGGCTATACATTAAATTTCTTAGAAACTCGAGCTTTATTAAACAGGGCAATTCATGGAGATAAATTAAATAAAGATGATCAACAAAAGGTTAATGAATCAAGGTTTGATTTTCTTTTACAAGGAATTGATCTCATGGAAAGGCGAGATAATGAAGCTACAAATCTGTTAAGGACACAAGCAGCAATTATTGATAAAAAACCGCTTAGCCCGTTTGATAAAAGTACGCTTGGTGATTTTCTTTGGCTATTAAACCTTATCCGCTTAAATGGATCAGAAAAACAACAAGCAGAATTTGATGTAATAATAAATATGTTGCGACAGATTGCCAGCGGTTCTATCAAGTATGATAAAGATGACTTGTTGCCAAATATTGATAAGTTTTTGGCTAGTTTGCCTGTCAAAAAAAGATAATAAGAAGTCATAATAATACTGACCCCAATTTTGGGGCTAGTGAGATATGCGCAATTTTGCGCTGATCTAAGCAGGGTACCACTTTAATCTCAAAACAAAAACGGTACCGCCAAAAACAAAATGGTACCGATAAACGTTGTTATATCAAGGTTTATAAGGTGCGGTACCAAGGTACCACTTTGATGTACTAATAGGCTTAATAGATTTATTTAATTCTCCTAACACATCCCCCGTGTTATTTAGAAACGTGCCCAACGGCGCTAAATATAAGGAGAATGTAAATGACACCATACGCATATAGTACAAATAACGGTAAAAGATACCGTGTAATCTATCGAACTCCAGACGGAAAACAACACTCAAAAAGAGGTTTTACTACTAAGACTGAAGCTCGTTCATGGTATCGCCGTAAAATGATTGAAATTGAAAATCATGGTTTTATTAATAGTGAACACGTCACATTTGAGGAAGTAACCAATCGTTGGCTATTGAATAAAAAGCACACCGTCGCTAGTTCCTCTTACAACAAATATGAAACTGAATGTAAACTTCATTTGATCCCTGCACTGGGTAATAAGCTAATTAAAAATATTACTATTGCAGATTGCCAGTTATTAGTTTATAAGTGGTCAAAAAAATTAAAACTTTATAACAAGTTAGTTAATGACGCTAGCAGCATATTTAACTTGGCAATCAAATACAAAATGGTACATGATAATCCTTTCAAACAAATAGAACGCCCCAAAGTTAGCACTAAGCGAAAGATAAGGTCATTTACTAAAGATGAGTTTGTTACCTTTCAAAAAGGACTTCGTGAATATTACGAATCAACTAACTATAAGGCATTTGCTTTTCTATATGTGTTATCACATACAGGACTAAGAAAAGGCGAGTTATTGGCTTTAACGTGGCAAAACATTAACTTTAATGATGGTATGCTGCATATTAAGCAAGCTATTACCCGTAACAAAGATAATCAGCTTGTAATTGGTAAAACTAAGAATATATATTCTAATCGTCATGTACCAATTGGCAATGAAACTATCAAGATATTAAAAAAGTGGCGTTTAATACAACGCCACGAACTCCAGTATTTTAATGTTGTTTCACTGAAACCTAATCAATTAGTATTTACTAGTCAAAATGGTGGTATTCTTTCACCATCAAAGCCGGGTAAATGGCTAAGAAAAATTGAAGAAAACTATGATCTGCCATTATACGTAACCCCACATGGTCTAAGACACACTTACACCAGTTTATTAATCGAGAATGGTAGACCTGTTAATGAAGTTGCTACGGTGTTAGGTCATAAAGACGCTACAATAACAATTCAAGTCTACAATGATCTTCACCCAATAACAGACAACGAAATTGGCAATGTTATCGAAAATTTATAGGATGTTGCCAAAATGTTGCCAAACGCTGTCGAAGGACGGCCCAAACAGTAATAAATCGTTGATATATCAATGATTTATAGATAAGGGGTTCAACCCCCCTTGTCTCCTTTATCTAAAGTTTTGCTGATAATCAATAGTGTTCAAAACGTTGATATATCAGCATTTTTATTTTTAGGTTTACACTATAAGACACTATTTTTAATCAATTTTGCGGAAAAATTGCGGAAAAACTAAATATACTTACCGGCGTGGTAGACCACTGTTTTTAGTGGTCTTTTTATTTTTGCTGTCAGAATTTTTTAAGATTAAACATCCCCAACAATATTTTTTGTCTAAAACGGGGATAATTTAATTATTCTAGCTAATGTAATTGTTGATATATCAGCAACCAGTAATAATAGCCCCCCTACCTAAAAAAACTCAAAAATACCGTTGACGTAAAAGATGACGGCATTGTGTGCCGCTCTTTTCTAAAGCCTATGGGGGCGGGGGATGTTATAATAATTTTTGGCATTTTATTTTCATAGAGGGGCGCTCTCACAGTAGAGCGTCTTTTTTTGTTGGAATTTATCGTGTGTAAAAGTCGATGTGCGTTCCCAAAGTATCAATAAATTAACCCCCGTTGAAAGAAAACGGGGGCTTTTTTAGTATGGTCTATTTTGATAGCAAAAAAGGGGCGTTTATTGCTCTTTCTTGCTTCTTGTTTTGACGTTAAACGTGATTATATCAACGATTACAGCTAATCACTCATAAGCAATAACAATCAACTACGCTTAAACTATTTAATAACAACATTTAACAACAATTTAATTCGTTTCACGAACTTGAATTTCTCCGTTATTTTGGACCTCCGTAACTGCAGTTACACCGGTATAAAAGCGATGGTGCTTCTGATAAACAAAGCCTAACAATTAACTACGAATTAGCTAACGAGTTTAGGTTTTATTAAATTCTAGCGTCTGGACTTAATAACCAGTAAAGCGATGATAATTACTGCGATTACTGCCAATAACTCATAAATCCAGTAGGTGCTATCAAAGAATAGAATCATGTTATCAACTCCATTTCTCTATACTCTAATTTCCATTCTAAAGCCGTCTGAGCCGTTTTGACTTGCAAATGAATAATTTTATATTTAAAACTAATTATCACTTTTAAAACCGCCTTTAAATTAAAAATAAACACTATTCTAAATCTGATTAGTATATTTATTGCTATGATCCTACGAGTGATATTTTGGCGGTCAGATTTTAGGCTGCCAATTTTTGATGGCTGAATTTTCAGCCGCCAAATTTTAGATAGTATTCTCGTGTACTGTAAGGCGTTTTAAGAAGCTTTAACTGAAAGATGATGATTTACCCTAAAAAGTAGTTAACGATAAATAGCGACGGTCACGATGTAGCTCTCTGGAAAATAAACGGGTGTTTAAGCATAACCTCTACGCTGATTCAGTATCTTTAGCTTTTCCGGCGAAAATTACTTTTGCAATTAATCAAAATGTATAAATAGCAACTAAAATCAGCTTTATATTTCCGCCGCTTGCTTTTCCGTCCAATTGATAATGAAAAATTACAGTTGAGCTATTGATATATTAGTATTTGGGTTAGTAAAGCATTGCACGCTTTTTGTTTCCTTTTCCTCCGAGTAAATGACAACATCCCCTCTATATCGCTGTATTAACGGCAAAGAGGGGATGTTATTTTTCGTAGGTCATATTTTTTTAAGGCAGCCGATAAGGCTAAAAATGCTTGTTAATTAATGCCATTCGTTATGGTCTAGGCTGTTCACCTCGTCTAATAGGCTTTGAGCATTTTCTTTCTGCTCCTGTGTTGCTGTAGGATCATTTAGTATTGTAGTTGCTGCCACTCTTACAGCGTAACAGTCCATGAGAACTTGATTGTTTTGTACCTTGAAATGTTCATCTGGAATATAAGCCACAAGAGGATTTTCAGCCTTAAAGCGTTCAATTGGATCGTTACCAGCTACTTCTATTAAGCCCTCGTCAATTGCTCGCTGAGTAGGATTGCCTAACTCGTCAATCATCCCCTCATCAACTAGCATTTTATAGAGTTTGTCCTTGTTAGGATACAAGCCAATAGAAAGAAAATGACTGTATGCTTGCTCTACTAACGGTGGGTATTTGATGTCGAAATTCATTGTTTATCTGTCCTTTCTTTTTAGGGGTGTTAAATCTGCCAAAACTGCTTCAAATATTTAATAGCTAATTTAGCTTTTGCTTCGCTTTCCTCACCATTGCTAGTTAGATAATCGTTTCTGATTATCTCTAACTGCTCATGAAGTGAGTTAGAAAGCTTCTTGGATTTCATTAGCTTTCGATTGTATTTGATTATTAATTGCTTGTTTTGTTTGAGCAGGGTAGGCGTTTGATGTTTGAAGATACCTAGACCATCAACAAAATACAAGTGGGTAAATGGTATCTTGATTAAGCTATCGTTTAATTGCTTTTCGTTGGCTTGGATTAGGTTGTCTAATCGTTTAATATCACTCATCAATTTAGTATAGGTTTCATATCCAGTGCTAAAGTTAGAAAGACTTCTCTCAAATTCTGTTAGGTTCATGAATGTATCACCTCTGTGTCTTAGTCATTACTAGAAGATTGTTCCAATGTTTGCTTAGTGTACTCGGGTAGGTGCTGTATTAATAGCTTGGCTAATGATTGTTCATTTTGATATTGTGGCATTTGATTAGCAACGTTCATAATGTTATCAATTCCTAATTGGATGTCCTCAATTTCATAGCCGTTATGGATTAACATATCAAAAACATCAGCAAGCCTTTTATTATCTTTGGGGATGTCAGTAGATGATATACCGTTTAAGTAGTTGAATAGACTGTTAATGTTATCTTGGTTGTTGTTAGTATCTAATTGATTATTAACTCTATTATCTACTCCACTATTTGCTCTACTGTTTTATCCATTCTCTGTAGTAGCATTATTCTCTATAGAGGAAGTAGAGCTGTCGTCGTTAAGAAGAAATTCCCCCATACCCCCATTAGAAGAACTATTTATATACTTGTAGTTATTTTCTTTTTTTGTCTGTTCTGAATTAGCCTGTGCTGTTCTACTCTTATCTACACTATACTTATCTATTCTCTTCTTATCTGGGGACGGACAAGTACCGTCCTTGTCCTGTACAGGTACTGTACTTATACCGTCCTTGTCCTGTACCTCTTGTAAATACTGTTGTATCAAGGGGTTAAAGTCTTTGATATTCTTAGGTCGTCCTTTAGTAACCCAACTATCAGCACTGGAAAAAACACTGGGATCATTTTTGTTTAATGTATATGAATAATCGGTTCTTAAATACAATTGACTACGGATGTTGAGGTAAATAGTAGGCGAGTATAACTTCTCTCTAATGGTTTCAATACCGTTCCAGTTAGTAATTACTCTAATTTCATCATTACCGCTAATAGCAATAATTAAGCCTTTTTCTTCGAGTTCTGTATAATTTTTATTAGTTGCATTTAAAACACTATCAATCATAATTGAACGCTTCACAATTCCATCATCATCAGCAAACATTAATAAATACAAGTACAGTGATTTACTATCATTGCTAAGAGTTAGAAATTTATTATCCATCAACAGACTTTTACTCAGCATTCTTCTTTCTGCCATTACTTGCATACCTCCATGTTCTTATAGCTTAATTGACCATCAACAAATAGCTTTGTTAATCTAATGAGCCGTTTAAGTGTGTTTTCATCGTTATTTGTTACCTGCTCAATGCGTTCAACAATCTTTTCACGTTCCCGCTCTTTCTTTTTGTTGTGTGATAAATAGTCATGATTGTTAATTGACTTCATGATGAAATACAGTTGAACAGTGCTTTTAGTGCTGTTATGAGTTAATAACGACAACTTAGAGTAAAGGTCATCATTGAAGCCGTCTAAGTAAACTAAAAAGGTTCTCACTTGCTTAATATCATCCCCAACAAATTCGCCGATACGAGTTGCTAGCGCTGTTGGTTCTTTGGCGTTGTCAGTGTCTTTTAGGTATGAATACCAAGACTGCAAAGCTAAGTAGGTGGTGGTAATGTCCCAACGTTCACGGTGTCCGTCTGGGGCTGTAAGAGTAACTAATTGCATTATTTCTCACCGCCTTTGAGTTCAAGGGTTGCTAATTGTTGCAATGCTTCTAAATCATTATCATTTAGGCGCTTTAAACACTCATGTAAAGCACTGATAATATCCTGCTGATAATTGACCGTTAAGACTAGGCCAATTAAATCATTGTGGGTGGAATCATCTTTTAAGCATGGAGCTAAATAATCATTGAGCCTTTCATGATAATCGATTAGGGATGAAATTAATCCGCTCATTGTTTCGTGGTCTGCTATAAGCTTATCTATGTTTTTAGTCATTACTTTTCACCGTCCTTGATTGTTTTTTTCTCAACTAATTCAACTTGATTTTGTGCTTTTTCTGTTGTGTTAATCGTAGCAGTAGCCAACGCAAGTAATTTATTTGCTAATCGCTTTGCTTGCCACTTTTCACCTTCGTCAGCACTTGGATATTCAAAAAGCATTGAAATATTCTCCTCTAAAAGGTCATTAATTGTTTGAGCTAGTCCTAAAACGGTATCGAGGGTAATTCTAACTTCCTCTACTTGATCGCTAGTTTTTTTCATAATTGATTATTCCTCCATTTGTTGGGGATGCTCCCCGTCTTAAATACTGAAATATGTTAGAATAAGCAAAGCAACGGGCTTTATCCGTTGTGCTTATTCTTTTGTTGCTGTTAAATGCTAACTAATTTGGTCGTTGGGGTAGCATTTGACGGCTTTTTTTATTTAGTCTAAACATTATTCTTCACTTTCTAATTCTGCGTTGCTGATTATTTCTGCTCTTTTGCTCATCATCGTTATTTGTGAGGTGAGCGGTGCTAAGGCTTGTTGTCGTTCTTTGTCATTGGTAATGATGTAATAGCCGTTTGGGCGGTTGTACTGCGCTCCAATTGGTACATGGTGAAGCACAATTAAGCGATAGATAATCCCTCGTACTTCACGCTCTTTTAACCCCGACAACTTAACTAATTCTTTAAGCGGTTTAGGTTGCGCAATCCCTTTAGGTAATAGCTGTAAAATCTTCTTTTCATCTTGGTCTAGTTGTTTCATCGGCTTCATTCCTTTACTTGATTAACTGAGCGATTAAATTCATTGCTATAAGTACAACGGGCAAGGTAGCAAGGTAAGCCCATAGCCGTTCACTTGGTGCTGTGTTCCAGTAGCTTAATATGTGTTTATCAATCGTTGCTAATAACTTCATGATGTTTAATTCCTCCAATATCCACGCTGGCAAGCTGATATTATTTATTTTTCGTGTTGTTGCATAAACTCATCTAGGGCTTTACGTCTGAATCGACTAACGCCCTCAATCTTAATTGTGGGGATATCATACTTTTTAAGCCAAGCATTGAAGATACCCCGTGATACACCGCAATAGGCACTAGCTTCTCCCTTGTTTAGATAAGGCGGGAAGCTGTTTTTATTTTGCACATCCTTAATCGCTTCACTGAGTGCATCCCCTATCATCGTTTTAGTTGCTTCCCGTAAATCATTTGGCAACTGCACTTGTAAACTTTCCATCTTCTCAACTCCAATCATTAAGCCAATAGCAAAACGCCTTTTACTTCGTCCCACGTCTTGTTGAGACCCACAAGACCAATAGCAATATTTTCTAGTTGTTGATACCGTTCTTGTTCCTTAACAGTTAGGCCATCAAGAGCGGTTTTGACGTGTCGCCGTTTCTTGATTTGCTGTGCTGTCATTCCACCAGTTGCACGCTTCAATAAAAGCTGTGTCATATTGCGATAACTCCATTGAGTAACGTGTGGCCAATCCTTTACGGCGTCCATTAATGATTTTCGCTGTGGCTTTTCAATAGCTCGGTTAATCTGTCGTTGATTAAGCTCTTTTCTCATACGGTAAAACTCATGAACAAGGTTTTTCTTGAATTGATTTACCTCTGGTGTGTTATCTAGGTAGGTAATTAAGAGCGTGGCTTGTTGTTCGTTTAGGTGGTAGGTCTTGATAGGGCGTCCACCTTTTGAACCTTTTAGAGGTTTAGCATTTTCAAAGTGCAAAACCCCAAAGTCTTCAAAATCTTTTTTGTGATTACGAATTAGGTTCTTAACTACCTTCAATTGATTTTTGCTGCATTCAGCAATGATTTTATCTGTGGTATATGGCTCTTCATTCAAGCCGTGCATGAAAACTAAATCGTTCATGTAATTCATCCCCTTACTTGTACTGTGTTTTTGAGAGTTCTTTTATTGGTGTGGATAATTTATCGAATTAATTAGGTTGTGTTATTCCTGTTAAGTCTTGACTAGCTCTATTTGTAAATACGGGCGTTTTATTTATGCTACGGTGCCGGTCTTTTTGAAATTCAGATAATTTTTTTCTTTGCTTTTCTGAAATACTTTTACGGATTGAAACTACTCCGTTATCAATATCACCCTCTAGCATGATTAATTGACCTGCCGAGTTGTACCCTTTGCGTTGGGGATGAGCAACGTATTTTTCATACTTTCGAGCATGCTTTGGCTCGTCCGTGTAAATGTGCCACGTTTCTGTTTGACGGTCATAAGAAATAATCGTCTCTCTTTCCTCAAATGGGGCTGTCTTCATATCTTGCTTAATTTCTGTCATTCCTTGTCACCTCTACTTGTCTTGTGTTGCTACTACACGATGGTCAGCCATGAATTTATCAATATCAGACTTAGCGATACGCTTTGACTTGCCTACTTGAATAGTGGGTAAGCCTTGCTTGATATACTTTTGCAACGATACAGGGGAATTAAAGCCCATGTACTTCATGGCTTCTTGATAACTAAAATATTCAGTCATGTAACCACCTCTTAACAATTATTGCTATTTATTTAGTCTATGAACTAAACAAATACAGAGTACAAAAATAAATAATATATGTCAATATATACTGTTTATTTTTTATACTCTGTTATTTTTTGCTATTTTGTTATATAGTTTTTGTGGGTGATTAAAATGATAAAAACAAATTTGGCTGTTTTAATGGCTGAAAGAGGATTAAAAATATCTGATGTTTATGAAGCGACTGGTATTTCTAAAACAACCTTGATGGCAATATCGGATAATACTGGTAAGGGAATTCAATACGAAACAATGGATAAATTATGTGATTTTTTTAATATCACTCCAGAACAATTCTTTATTTATTCTCCTTATAATTTTAATTTTCATGTTCTTAATAATGATGATAATGTGGCTCATCTAAATGACATTGCTATAACGGTTTCTAAATCATCGGGCTTGAAGTCCTATACTTTTTCCCCAAACGTCATAACACCAATGGGTGAACAGTTTAACGTTACGAAAGAAGACGCTGACTTTATTATTAACTATAAGTTATTTATGTCTATTGATGATTTTGATGATGAAAAACTAAAAAAGAATAAAAAGGAATTTTATAGTATTTATGATGGATTGCCTACTGTTTTAAAATCTGATATTAACAACAAATTTTTAACCTTAGTAATGGAGAATTTAGCAGATATTAACGGGCAAACTATAACGGTTCTCGATGGGAAAATTGATTATAGTAATACTGAAAATTGGACGCATGATTTGACTATAAAAAATAATATGAAGGTAATAATTAATCTTTTTGATGAGCATTTTACACGCTTAACAAAAGTTCCGTTACTCGTGGTAAATAGCAAAAACAATAAATAGTCTAAAAATTTTCTAAACGTGATTTACTAGGGAGGGCAACTCATGAAAAGCCTTATTATTACCATATTCGACACCATCTCAAACATCGTTATAGAAGTTTTGTGTAACGCACTTCCATAAGCTACTAGACAGCTAATTTATCAGAGGTTTTCTGAGGTAGCGTCATTGTTCGATGTAGTATTTTGTAGTAATTAATCTGCTGATTTTCTGCATATTTTACGTTGTAACCCTTGCTGTGCTTGGCTTCTTTCTGCTGACAGATAGCTGATTACCTCAGTCCAAAATTGGACTCTGCTTCTCCCCAATTTTGGGGACATCTGCTCAAAAGCGAGCCTATGTTCGATTGGTCGAAAACTCGGCTGATTACATCTCCTCAAAATCGAGGACATCTTACCCACCTCGATTTTGGGGTAAGTACATCTGCGCATAATTGCGCACATCTTTACTCAGCGCAAAATTACGCTCAGCAAAATTGCGGAGTGAATATCACTCAGCCGAAAAGTTGGCTCAGTTCATCCCCCTTTTGGCAGCGCAAAATTGCGCCACGAAAACTCAAATACATACCTCCACTATTCCACGCCGGCAAGCTGAACGAATTTAGGAGGAAACATAATGAGTTACGCAAAGAAAGCTAAAAAAGGCTACTACGGGATAGCAGAGTTCACAGACCAGGACGGAAAACGTCATCAAAAATCAGCGGGGTGTTTCAAGTTGAAACGTGAAGCAATTAAAGCTGCCCAACGGATAGAAGATAAATACAGTAGTATAAATCTTGATATGCAAAACATTACTTTTGCTAATTACTATCAAAATTGGTTCTCAATCTATAAAGAGAACAGTTCTTTATCAGATATTACTAAAAGTCGTTATCGTACGTTTTTAAAGACAGTAACAAACTACTTTAAAGGCACAAAGCTAATTGATATTAAACGCTCCACCTACCAGCAATTTATTAACTGGTACGGAGTTAATCACGCTTTTAGCAGTGTTTCAAAGTTAAATAGTGCTATTCGTGCTTGCGTTAGTTATGCAATTGATGATGATATTATTACTAAAGATTTTACTCATAATGTTCAGCTAGTCTATAACGAAGATAATCAAACTAAAGTTGAATATCTTACTAGCAAAGAATTATGTGCATTAAAAAAGAACGTTATTGCTAAATTAAATCGCTATAATACTAGCCGTTATATGATTTTAACGGCAATCTATACGGGGATGAGGAAAAGTGAAATCCAAGCCCTTACGTGGAACGATATAGACTTCTTGCACTCTACTATCACTATTAACAAGTCGTGGGATGATACAAAAAAAGCTTTCAAAACAACTAAAACGGAATCTAGCAAACGAACTATTAAAGTTAATCGTCAACTGTTAAATCGTCTAGCTGAATTGAAAGCTAATAATACAACTATGGTATTTCAAAATGTGTTAGGGACAATCCCAACAAGTAACGCCCTTAACAAATGTCTACGGTCTATTATGTCGGATATAGGTATTAATAAGCAAGGTTTCCACTTTCATTCTTTGCGTCATGTTCATGTTGCTTACCTGCTGGGAAAGGGCGTGGATGTGTACGCAATCAGCAAGCGTTTAGGTCACTCTAATATCACTATTACTCTAAATACTTACTCATATTTGATTGACGAGTACAAAGCCAAGAATGATACCTTGATTATTGATAAATTGTCAGAACTTTAGAGAATGCGGAAAAAGTGCGGAAAAATAGGCGATAAACGTTGATGTATCAACACTTACAAATCCCCTTGTCTCCTTTATCTAAAGTTTTGCTGATATTCAATAGTTGTTAAAACGTTGGTATATCAGCTTTTTTATTACACAAAAAAGGACACCTATTAAGTGCCCTAATCTGTCTTGAACTAATCTTAGGTTATTTAGTTTTATTGATTAGCAATATCGTATGTAGTTTTGCCATCTTTAGCAGTATACAACGCCTTACTAGAATCACTTGGATTCATAATGCTAATTGAATATCCTTCACCTAATGCTTTTTCTACTTGCCCTGAATTACTTTTAATCGACTTAGTTAAGTTAGGCCAACCCATTTGTTCAGCCTGACTTGGATCTTGCGCTAAAGCTTTCAATGCTTCAACTGTATTATCATCAGTTGGCGTGATCTGGAATGTCTTACTATCTTCGTTATAGTCAACTGAACCTAATTTTGAATAACCCTTTTGCATTTGACGCAAAACAGCCATTGTCTTACTTTCTTGTTGTGCTTCATTTGCACTTGAATTACCAATTGTCAATCCATTTGAAAATGATGAAAAGCTACTGGACCGCGCCACTTGTGAAGATGAAGTACTTTGGCTTGAGCTAGCAGAATTACTATGATGAAAATAAGGCAAATTAATCACACCATAAACAATTGCGATAATACTCAATACAACAATGATTGTCCCACTTTTCCATTCACGGTACTGTTGCCATGAATTAGCAAGATAAAAACCACCCAAAATTAAAAATAGGGCTCCCATTATTACTAAGAAAATCAT